GTTGCTGGCACGCCCAGGATTTCGTTAGTTACGGGAAATTTTTTTGAAGCGAGTGCCGTCCTTTTTAACCTTGCGAAATTAACGCTCATATAGGGCAAATTAAGCGTTTATCAATAAAAACGGGAAACACAAAAGAGCCGTGAAACGGCAAAAGGGGGCGTACAGAGTGCCAAAGAAAGCAGGCAATTCCGAAAACAAAATAATCGAAGTTACCGAAGCTGAACTAAGTGAATATTTGGGTTTATCGGATAGGCGTATAAGGGTGCTTGCAAAAGAGGGCATCATATGCAAGACAAAGCCTGCACGGTACGACCTGAAAAAGTCGGTAAGCGGATATATTGATTTTATTAAGGACACAAAGAAAGAGGAAAAACAGGGCATAGATAAAATCAAGCTTGCAAGAGAAGCAGAGGGGTTAATGCACGACAAGCTGAAAAAGAGAAAAACGGAAATACAAATATTGCAAATGGAAAGGGAACTACTTTTTGCAAAAGATGTTGTATCAATGTGGACGGATTTTGCTACAATGGTAAAATCGAAACTGTTAAACATTCCGACAAAGCTTGCTCCACAGTTGGTAGGCGTTGACGATGCAACGGTTATAAAAAAGGCGATAGGGGCAGAGGTAGCGGAAGCGTTGAACGAGATAGCGGATTTTGATATAAACAAGTTTGAAAAAAATCTGTATTTTGACGATGAAGAGGTTGCAGAAAATGGCGAAGCTGACGGATAAGGAAACGGAATTAAAACGCAGAGCGGAAGCACGAAAAAGAGTGCTGACCGCTTTTTCCGTTATTAAAAAGGCATTTGCTACACCACCACAAATGACCGTTTCGGAGTGGGCGGATAAATACCGTAAGTTGTCAAAGGAAAGTAGTGCAGAAGCAGGACAATGGAAAACAAGCAGAGCAGAATATCAGCGTGAAATGATGAACGCCGTAAGCGATGATGATGTTGAAACAGTAGTTTTTATGACATCTTCACAGGTCGGCAAATCCGAAATACTGAATAATACATTAGGGTATTACATAGACTATGACCCTGCACCGATTTTGTTTGTGCAGCCTACTGAGGATATGGCAAAGGCATATTCAAATGACCGTATAGCTCCGATGATTAGAGATTGCCCGACATTAAATGCAAAGGTAGCAGATAGCAAGAGCCGTGACAGCGGAAACACAATATTACATAAGCGTTTCAGGGGCGGTCATTTGACGTTGATAGGTGCGAATACGCCTGCAAAGTTAGCATCAAGACCTATTCGTGTTCTGCTTATGGACGAAGTTGACCGTTTCCCGATTTCAGCAGGAAGCGAGGGCGACCCTGCACAGCTTGCTATTAAGAGAACTACAACGTTTTGGAACAGGAAAATCGTAATGTGTAGCACTCCAACAATTAAGGGTGCAAGTAAGATTGACAAAGAATACGAAACAAGCTCAGCCGAAGTGCTTAACGTAGCTTGCCCTGAATGTGGTGAGTATCAGCCTTATGTATGGGAACAGCTAAAATTCGAACATACAAGCGGTGATATAGACGTAAAAAACGTTGGATATGTATGTAAGCATTGTGGCGTTATCAATAAAGAAAATGTGTGGAAGCGACAGCCTATAAAGTGGATAGCACAAAACCCACACATTAAGAATAAGCGTGGTTTCCACCTGAACGAACTATGCTCACCGTGGAAGCATTGGGACGAAATAGCGGTTGACTTCCTTGAAGCAAAGCGACAGGGCGTTGAGATGCTGAAAGTATGGACTAATACGGCAATGGGTAAGCCGTGGGAAGAAGAGGGCGACATTGACATCAACGAAATTCTTTTAAAACGCCGTATCACTTATAACTGTGAAGTCCCGAAAGATGTGTTAGTGCTTACCTGTGGCGTGGACGTGCAAGACAACCGTCTTGAATATGAGATTGTCGGGTGGGGCAAAGACTTTCAATCGTGGGGCATCAAGTACGGCGTGCTTATGGGTGACACGGGCGGTGTGGAAGTTTGGAAACAGCTTGACGATGCGATATTTGCAAAATATGAACGTGCTGACGGCTTGCAAATGGAAGTAATGACGACTTGTATAGATAGTGGCGGACATCATACTCAGGAAGTTTACAAGTATTGCAAAGAGCGTGAAAGCCGTAGGGTATGGGCGATTAAAGGTCAGGGCGGAAGTGGTATTCCTTTCATCAAAAGACCAAATCGCCGTAACGATGCAGGGGCGTGGTTATTCCTTATCGGTGTTGACGTAGGCAAGGACACATTATCAAGCCGACTAAAACAGAACTTTGATACAGATGTTGGTTATTGCCATTTCCCGACAGAAACAAACAAGGGATATGACGAGCAATATTTTTTAGGCTTGACGGCAGAGTATAGAGAGGTCAGGACGGTCAAAGGGCGTACCGTAATAAATTGGGTTAAGCGTTCAAGCGGTGCGAGAAATGAGCCGTTCGATATACGAAACTACGCTACGGCGGCGATTGAAATATTAAATCCGAATTTCGATATGATTGCAAGTAGATTAAACGGAACACAAACAACAACAATAGCACCAAAACCACGAAAAAAACGGGTTTCAAAAGGGGTAGAAGTATGGTAAAAAGTACAGAAAAAATGATAAATGTTGAAGTCCGTTGTAAAAATTGTGGTAAATTGCTGTTTAAAATTTTAAAAAAAGGTATTGACAAACGCAACAAATGTGATATAATTGTTGTTAGATGTAACAGATGTAGTACAGATAACAGCATAAAAATATAAAAAATATAGTATTTGAGTGCCTTTGAGCACCTTTTCACACTTATAAAACGGTGTAAAAGGGTGCTTTTTTGTTTGAAAAGGGGTGTAAATGTGGCAAATTCAAGACTTGAAAAGTACAAACAGCGACTTGAAATGTACTATCAGGCAGAAGAAGCTATCCTGAACGGAGCACAATCCTATTCGTTAGGTAGCCGTAACCTTACAAGGGCAAATCTTGCAGAGGTTAAGGAAATGATTGACTACTTGGAAAAGCAAGTAACAATCGAAGAAGCAAAAGCGAACGGAAAAGGTAAGATGCGAGTAATGGGTGGCGTACCTCGTGATGTATAAGGGCAAGGGGGTGAAATGAATTGAACTTTATTGATAAGACGGTTGAGCTTTTCGCTCCTGTTCACGCTGTCAAGAGGGAAGCTGCAAGGCGAACGATGAAAATATTAAACAGCGGTTACGGGGACGGCGGTGCAAGTCATCATAAAAAGTCGATGCGTGGCTTTACGGCAACAAGTAAATCACCGTTGCAGGACATAGATGCAAATCACGGAACGCTTGTAAGCCGAAGCCGAAGCCTTTATATGACAGCACCTATTGCGACAAGTGCAATCAAGACCACAGTAACGAATGTTGTCGGTAGTGGATTGAAACTCAAAAGCCGTATCGACTATGAGTTTTTAGGAATGACCGAAGAAGAAGCGGAAGAGTGGGAAGCAAATGTTGAACGTGAGTTTGACTTATGGGCGAGTAGTCGCCGATGCGATGCGTTAAGGCTTAACAGCTTTTATGAAATGCAAGGCGTAATATTTATGGCTCAGCTGTTAAACGGTGACGGTTTTTGCTTGAACAAATACGCAGAGCGTACGCCTGCTATGCCTTACGGTTTACGCCTGCAACTTATAGAGGGCGACAGAGTATGCACGCCACACACTAATTCAATGGGTTATAGCGACGGCTTGAACATAGGCGTAAATCCGCAAAACGGAAACAAGATATATACAGGCGTTGAGGTTGACGATAACGGTGCGACGGTAGCATATTGGATTTGTAATCAATATCCATATAACGGCGGATTTGAAAACAATAAGCCGTTAGAGTGGAAAAGGGTTGAAATGTACGGTGCATTATCAGGCAGACAAAACCTTATACACATTTTTGAAGCTGAAAGAGCCGAACAAAGACGTGGCGTGCCTATGCTTGCACCCGTTATTGAAGAACTGAAACAGTTAAAGAGATATACCGATGCGGAACTTATGGCGGCGGTAATATCGGGAATGTTTACGGTGTTCGTAACAACAGATGCACCGAGTACGGAAAATGCATTAGGGCAAGGCTATCCGAATGACACGCAGAGCGTTGACGATGATGTAAACGACTATCAGCTTGGAAATGGTGCTATTGTAACTCTTAATGAGGGCGAAAAAATAGAAATAGCAGACCCGAAAAGACCGAACACAGCATTTGATGCCTTTGTTAATTCTCTTTGTAAGAATATCGGTAGTGCATTGGAAATTCCACAGGAATTACTTTTAAAATCATTTACAAGTAGTTATTCTGCAAGCCGTGCAGCATTGCTTGAAGCGTGGAAAATGTTCCGTAAACGCCGTGAGTGGTTGTCAAAAGAATTTTGTCAGCCTGTATATGAATTATTCCTGACAGAAGCTATCGCATTAGGCAGAATTAAGGCAGACGGATTTTTCACCGATGCGGTGATAAAAAAGGCGTGGAGCGGTGCTGATTGGAACGGTGCAGCTATGGGAATGGTTGACCCTGTTAAGGAAGTGCAGGCGGCGAAAATGAGAGTTGAAAACGGCTTCTCTACTCGTGAAGAGGAAACAATGGGATTGACAGGCGGCGACTATATCAAGAACGCTAAACAGTTGAAGCGTGAAAATCAAATGCTTGCAGATGCACAGGGCATTGAGAATGTAAACGTAAAAGGGGGTAAGTAAATGTCGAAATTTTTGAAAAAGTTTTGGAACATATCACAGATTGACGACGATAACGTTGATTTGATGATATATGACGAAATTGCGACAAAGACAAGTACGAACTTATGGACGGGTGAAAAGGGTACAGAGGTAACACCAACGGCTTTCCGTGACGAATTATCAGCCGTGACGGCAAATAATATCTGTGTTCGTATTAACAGTAACGGGGGCGATGTATTCGCTGCTGAAAGTATTGCAACAGTAATTAAGGACGAGCGTGCAAAGGGTAAGAAAATCACTTGTAAGATTGACGGCATATGTGCGAGTGCAGCCGTGCAAATCGCTATGGCGTGCGAAAGTATCGCTATTCCGTCAAGTGCTTATATGATGATACACGACCCATTAACATTCTTATTCGGGTATTATCAGGCGACGGATTTAAAGAAGCTACAACATACATTGAACAAGATTAAGGCAGGCATCGTAAATGCATACGTTGAAAAGACAGGCATTGACAAACAGAAAATCGAACAGCTTATGACAAATGAAACGTGGTTTACAGGCGATGAAGCTGTCGAAAAGGGATTTGCTGATGAACTTCTTTTCGCAGATGTTGATGTTGAGCCGAAAGAGGGCGAGGGCGAAAGCGACGACGATGAGTTTATCGTAAACGGCGTAACATATAAATTCGCAGCATTTACAAATGTTCCTGAGGAACTGAAAAATAAGGCTTTCAATGTTAAAAACATTTTAAAAAATAATTCAATTTCTAACAAGAAAGGGGTAAAAGAAATGGAGTTTAAGAATGCAACAGAGTTAGCGTTAGCTTTTCCTGATTTCGTGAATGAATTACAGGAAACAGCAAGAAACGAGGGTGCAAAGGCAGAGCGTGCGAGATTACAGGCTATTGACGAGCTTGGAAATACTGTTGACGGCGAATTTCTTAACGCTGCAAAGTATGAAACATTCGACACAGCCGAAGCGGTAGCGTATAAGGCTATGAAAGAGGGCAAATTTGTCAACAAAACTGTTATCAATGCACTTGCAGCAGATGCTCAGGGTGCAAACGCCGTGACAGGCACAGCAAACGGTGGCGTGCAAACAGAGGGCGACAAGAAAAATGCTGAAATGAAAGCTGAACTTGATGCGATTGACAATATCGCTTCAACAATGTTCAAGAGATAAAAAAGGGGGTTAAAGTTATGTCAAGAGAAGTATTTGATTATGACGGTCTTGTAGTGGGCGAGTGCGATGCACTTGAAATCACAATATCAGCAGGACAGAATATCAAGCGTGGCGATTTACTTATTGCATCGGACGATAAGTTTGTAAAGGACACAGCAGGAGCTACAATCGGTAAGGTATATTGTGTAGCTTCCGAGGACATCGAAACAACAGAGGGTGCAAGCAAGAGCCTTGGATATTTCAAGGGTAAGTTTGCAAAGGATAAGGTGACAGAGCAGGCATCTGTCGTAAGTGAATATGTGCTTGCTTCAATGGGAATTATCCTTGTAGCTACAAGATAAAAAAAGGGGGAATAAAAAATGGCAATTGATATTTTCACACCTGAAATTCTTGCAAAAGCGGTCAGCGTATTACCAACTCCTGCATCGTTTTTCAAGGACACATTTTTCAAAACACGAAATACAAATCCAACAACAAAGGTAAGAGTTGATTTTTATAAGGGCAAGAGACGAGTAGCACCTTATGTGAGCGAGAACACAGCATCAGGAGTTACAAAGAAAATCGGCTATGCAACAGAGGATTTTGAAACACCACTTGTAAAGGTAAAGGACGTTACAACAATCGGCGACATTATTAAGCGTGGATTTGGCGAAAATCTTTACAGCGGTATCACTCCACAGGAAAGAGCATACAAGGAATTACTTAAGACACTTAAGGATTTCGACAATCAGATTGCAAGACGTGAGGAAATCGCTTGTGCTCAGGCTATGCTTGACGGCGTGGTTAAGGTTAAGGGTGAGGGCGTTGATTATACTATTGATTTCGGCTTCACAAATAAGGCTACTGTAACATCATTATGGGATGCAGACGGCTCAACAGCTGACCCTGTTGCAGACCTTAAGGGATTTGCTTTACAATGTATGAAGAACGGTTACAGAAAGCCGAACATCTGTGTTATGGAGCGTTCAGCATATGATGCATTTATTAAGAGATGTACGGAGTTAGGCTATCTTAACAATATTCATTTCTTAAATCTTCTTATTTCACCAAAGGTAGAAAGCGAGAACTTAACATATTGCGGTCACATCAAGGACGTAGGTGTTGACATCTATGTTTACGATGAGTGGTATATGGACGATTGGACAAATCCGCTTGTGCCTGTTGAGAAGTCTATAATGCCAAAGGGTAAGATAATGCTTGCATCAACAAATGTTGACTTTAGCATTGAATACGGTGCATTAACATTCACAAATCCTGATACAAGAGACTTCTACTCAGTAGAAGCGACAAGAGCTGCCGACAGTTGGATAACAAAAGAGCCTGACGGTAGAATTCTTACACTTAATTCAAGACCATTACCTATTCCAACTGAGGTAGACAGTTGGTTTGTTGGTACAGTATCAGCAACAGAGTAATGAAAATTAAGGTAATCAGCGGATATGTCAGCCACAAAGGCGAAGTATTAGGCATTGGAGCTGTCATTGATGATATTGACAGCTCTAACGCTGAAAGACTTTGCAACGACGGACTTTGCGAGTTGTTGTCGGGTGCATCAACAGACAATTCTACCGATGAAACCGACAGAGAAAAAGACCTTGATGAAATGACAAAGGCTGAGCTTATCGCATATGCTGACGATATTGGCGTTAAGGTTGATGAAAAGGCAAAGAAAGCTGACATAATCGCAACTATAATGAATGCGGATAGACCTGCAACAGACTTTCCGCAATAACTACAAAGAGGTATAAAACAATGTTTAAAGAGTATATCACAAAAGACATCGAACAAATTTTCAAAAACGAAAAGGAATTTAGCGAAACTGTAACGATAAACGGCGTTTCCGTGATAGTTAATATTGATAATGACAGATTATCGCAAAAGGCTTATACAGATTTTGACGGTGTTGTATTAGGTGACATACTCTTTTTCATTTCGGCGACAGAATTTAAGAAAATTCCGAATGTTAAGAAAGAGCCTAAAGGGAATGATGCTATTATGTTTGACGGCAAGCCTTGCATAGTTACGAATGTTGTTACAAATTCGGGAATGTATGAAATTACATTACAGTATGCAGGGGGTGGGCGTTGATATGTCGAATATAAGCCTTAAATTTGACGAGCAGGATATGAAAAGGCTTAACAAAGCTTTTAGAAAAAGTCCTGACCTTGCAAAAAAGGCGTGCGTTGCAGCGACAAATCGTGCAATAGCAACAGCGAATACCGAATTACAGAGAAACATAACGCAAAGATACAACATGAAAAAAGGTAATTTAAGTGGCGGAAGTGCTTATAAGGGTGAAAGAAGTAACAACCTTATCAAGGTGAAAAAAGCAAACTTCGGAAACCCGAACGCAAGCATTAATGTTCGTGGTAGCTATCTTACATTGTATCGTTTCATATCGGGTAAACAACCGAGAAGAAATAAAAAAGGCAAAATGACGGGTTATGTTTCTGTTAAGGTGTTAAAGGGTGGAGCGAAAAAAATGAGCCGTTACAATTTCGTGCAGACGATAAAGGGCGGAACTCAAATCGCACAAAGACACAGCGGAAGCCGACAGATAAGCCGAGTGCTGAAAACTATATCGGTAGCTCATATGGCAAGTCACGAAAGCGTAATAACAAAGACACAGGAAAAGGGACAGGAAATGCTACAAAAGCGTATAAATCACGAGTTAGACCGTAGGTTTAAAAATCTATAAGGGGGTAAAGCGGAATGACGGCATTAGATTTTTTAAAAAGTTTGAAAAAATACATTGAAAGCGAAATATGTTCAACACTTTTATTGCAATCGGAAAATGACGAAGAATATGTCAATCCGAATTGCTATATTATGCACTTGCCAAATGAGAACTTTAACCCGAAAGGATTTACCGTACCTTTTCTCGCTATCGAGCTTGACAATGCTGAGGACGATGTTGAGGATAACACACTTGATATTCGTATCACGATAGCAACGTATGGTGGCGGATATTATCTTAACGCAGAGGAAAACAAAACCGAAGTACCTGACGGCAACGGCTATATTGATTTGTTAAATGCAATAGAGTTGACAAAACAAGCTTTATTGAGAAACGCAACGGTTAACGGTAGCGGAACAATCCGAAAGCCTATAACATACGGAACGTATGATGTAGATGCACCGTTCCCGTATTGGTACGGATATATTAAATTCAAAGCAGATATACCAACAAATAATTACAATTTTGAAGAGGGGGTATTATAATGTCATTTTTACACGGCGTATATGGTGAACATTCCGCATATGCAGGGAAAAAGGCGATAAATTCAATCGGGACTATCCCTGTATATATCGGAACAGCACCGATACATCAAAACAATGTTGAAAACGTCGCAGATTACAAGTACGACAGCTATATCAATAAGCCTATACTTGTAACAGGGTTTAACGATGCGAAAACAAAGTTAGGCATTTCGGACAATTTTAAGACATTTACACTTATGGAAGCCGTTTATGCTCATTTTATGAACGGTGTTAAGCCGATTGCACCGATTATTGTAATCAATATGGCAGACCCGACTAAGAGAACGGAAGTGGACACAGAAACAACGGTCACACTTTCGGGAACAATGGGAAATAAGATAGGCTATATCGACGATGCATCAGCGATTATTGAGACCGTAGCACTTGCAGAGCTTACAGCAGGAACGGACTACACATTGACTTATACAGACGGCAAAATCAAGGTAAATATCACTAAGAGCGATTATGCTTATATGAGTATAACAGCAACATACAGAAAGATTGACACATCGGACACAATCATTTCAACAACCGTATTTGCGGAAGCGTTAAAGGCTCTTGATATTTGTGAGGTTATGCTGAATAAGATACCAACAGTAATGGGAGCACCACATTACAGCACTAAGAAAGAATATCACGATTTAATGATTGAAAAGGCAAGTGCAAAGGTTGCAAATAAATGGTATCTTGATGTGGTTACAGATATCGAAGCAAATTCAGGCATTGATACTATTGCAAAGGCGGTAAGTATGAAGCAGACAAGAATGTGCAACAGCATTATGGAAAAAGTGTGCTTCCCTATGGTTAAGTATCAAAATAGAATTTACCATTTATCAACAATGTGTATCGTGGATATGCAACAGACCGACACAGAAGCAGGGGGCGTTCCTTATATATCACCGTCTAATAAGAAGATTTATGCAGATGCAGCGGTATTAGAGGACGGCACACAACTTTATATCAACGAGACATCGGCGAACACAGCGAACGCAAACGGCTTGACAACTGTAAATGTTGTGAGAGGTGAAATGCGTTTATGGGGCGGTTGTAACGCTAATTACAACTATGTGAATGAGGGCAATATTGACCCTGAGCATTTACAAGATGCAAGCATAAGAATGAAGCATTATATGCTTAATAAGCTTCAGTATGATTATATTGATGCCGTTGACAATCCGATTTCAAGACGTGACATCGACAGCATTATCGCAAGTGTTCAGCAATGGCTCAACAGCCTTGTAAATGAGGGTAAATTACTTCACGCAAAAATCTACTTCATCGAGGATAACAACAGCGTAAAGGATATGGTAAGCGGTGACTTTGTATTTGACGTATCAAGCACAAATACACCGAACGCAAAGAGCCTTAAATTTAGAACTCATTACACAACAGAGGGCATCTCAACACTAACCGCAGGGGGTGAAGCATAATGAAGCACACTAATAAGACAATTCAGTATTCAATATACGACCGCAAAAACGGCAAGTCGGAGTTTATCGCCGACACAACAAGCCTTAAAAGACCGTCTATTGAAACTCTTTCGGACACAATCAAGGGTGCAGGCATTATGGGTGAAATCGACTTACCAACTCTTGCACAGATTGCAGCTATGCAATACGAAATCAGCTTCAAATCGGCAAATAAAAAGGCTATTGAGTTATTTGGTCAGGAAACACAGGAATTAGAGGTTAGATGGGTATCAGATGTATTAGATACAGCGACATCGAAGATTTCTACTTGTGCGAATAAGGATATTATCAAGGGCGTGCCAAAGAGTATTGATTTAGGTAATATCGAGACGAACTCAAACAACGAAAGCACTTTACCGCTTGAAGTATTGTATTTCAAGCATATACAGAATGGCGAAGTCCTTATCGAGATTGATAAGCTCAATAATGTATTCATTATTAACGGCGTTGATTACGCAAAAGCGATAAGAGAAGCACTCTAAAAGGGGTGTTTCTCTTCCAAAAAAAAATAAAAAGGAGTATTCAAAATGGCAATTATAGAATTGAAAAAGCCTATCAAGGTTGACGGTGAAGAAAAGACATCTCTTTCTTATGACCTTGATGCATTAACAGGGGACGATATACAGAAAGCTACAAGAGAATTAAATAAACTTGGAATTGTGCCTGTAACATCTGTTGAAGTTGATTGTAATTATCAGGCGGCGTTATTTGCTATTTCAGCAGGGTTAGACGTTGCGGATATGAACAGGCTTGGAGCGAAAGATTACGCAAGATGTACCCGAGTAGTCCGTGATTTTTTTCTCGACGACACGGAGGAATAGTCTCATTTCATACCATAAGTCAATACGCAGTAATAATTACCGCAAATACATCAACAAGCTATGCAGAATGTAAGCGTATGCCAATTGATGAGTTATTTGACTTATATGATTGCTTGATTGAATACAAGCAAGAAGTGAAAAAAGCACAGGAAGAAGAGAATAAAAAGAGGTGATAATGTGGCAAAAGACTTTAAAACCAATATTATCATAGGTGGTAAAATTGCCAAAAGCTTAGGAACGGCTTTATCTCAAACATCTTCTAAACTTGCAAGTGCGACAAAAACAATAGGCAAGGCGACTTTAGCTGCAAGTGCAGCAGCAGCGGCAGGCGTTGTCGCCCTTTCCAAAAGTGCTATTGAAAGCTATTCTAACTATGAACAATTAGTCGGCGGTGTTGATACGTTGTTCAAGGAAAGCTCAGGGAAAGTGCAACAATATGCAGCAGAAGCGTATAAGACGGCAGGACTTTCCGCAAATAAGTATATGGAAACGGCAACATCGTTTTCGGCTTCGTTATTGCAGAGCTTAGGCGGTGACACCGCAAAGGCGGCTGATTATGCAAATCAAGCTGTAATTGATATGGCGGATAACGCCGCTAAAATGGGAACGGATATGGATAGCATTATGAACACATATCAGTCCCTTGCAAGAGGTAACTACGGTATGCTTGATAACCTTAATGTTGGGGGCATTGCGGCATAATACATAAACCGCAAATGCGAATTTTCTCTAATTGACTTGGAACTCCTATCAACAGGACAACAGGGGGCAAGTTTAAATACAGCCTGAACGACTAAACGAGAAAACACCTTGTCAAAGGTGGTGCGATAGTCTGACCTACATTTATAAGTTGAAGTTAAAGGAAGATGTAGATAACATATTGCAAATTAGGCTACGGTGGTACGAAAACAGAAATGCAACGATTGATAAAAGAAGCTGCTGCATTAGACAAGAGCGTTAAAGCAAATGATATGTCTTTCGGTAATGTTGTTAAGGCTATTCACGCCGTACAAACCGAAATGGGTATCACAGGCACGACAGCTAAAGAAGCGGCTTCGACCATACAAGGCTCTACAAGTATGATGAAATCGGCGTGGCAAAATATGTTGACGGCGTTGGTATCAAATGACGGTAATTTCGGAATGTATTTGGAAAACTTGATTGACTCCGTTAAGACATTCGGAAAAAATATTATGCCTGCTATAAAAAGCTCAATACAGGGAATAGGAAAGTTAGTCACAGAGGTTGTACCTATAATCGTGCAAGAAATTCCTACGCTTCTTATGGAAGTGTTACCCGATTTAGTCGGTAGCGTGGCACAATTAGGCGGTAGCTTAATATCAATGATACCTGACTTAGTGGGTAAGCTTATAAGAATGTTGGCGGTTATGGCGGTGCAATTTATGCCTGTCGGGACGGAAGCTATGCAATCCTTAGCAAGTGGCATAACGGCATCATTGCCTACAATAATTCAAAACCTGAAAAGTGCGGTTAAGATGTTCATAAGTAGTGTATCATCGCATTTGCCTGAATTTCTATCCGCAGGAATAGAGTTAATAACATCGTTAGCACAGGGCATTATAACTATGTTACCGTTCATATTGCAAGTCGCCATTGATGTAATTATGATGTTAGCACAGGGGTTAATACAGAATTTGCCTACAATATTACAATCGGGTATGCAACTTATTACATCATTAGTACAAGGTATTACAATTATGTTACCACAGATTATACAAGCTGCTATTCAGTTGATTGAAATGTTGTTACAAGGTATTCTTCAAAATCTACCACAAATTATACAAGTTGCCGTTGAACTTGTCGTAACGTTAGCAGGTGGATTGATACAGGCAATTCCACAACTTGTAGCGGCTATCCCACTACTTGTAGATGCAATCATTAGAACGATAATGTCAACAAATTGGTTGCAAGTCGGTATTGATATTGTTAAGGGTATCGGCGGTGGATTGATAAGCGGAATTAAAAACCTTGCAGGTGGCGGTGGGAACGGGAATAAAGTTAAAGCGTATGCATCGGGTGGTACGATAACAAGACCTGAACTTGCTATTGTCGGCGATGCACCTGAAACAATCGTCCCACACGGCAACACACCGAGAAACAGGGCATTACTTGCAGAAGCAGCAAGTCACGTCAGCGGTGGAACTGTCGGCGGTGTAAATATCACGTTTGCACCCGTTGTACACGGCGGAAGCGGTGCAGATGTATTACAAGCTATAAGGGACAGCGAAGCAGAGTTTGAGCGTAAAATGGATGCATATTTCAGGAAGAAAGGGCGTGTAAGTTTTGCATAAAATGCATAAAATGCATAAAACGAAACAAGGCGAAACGTGGGATTTAATAAGCCTTGCAGAATATGGCACGCCTTACAAGGTGGCGGATTTAATAAATGCAAATCCCGAATATTCGGACGTGCTGATATTCGACGAGGGAATATACCTGAATATCCCACAGCTTGAAGCCGAAAAAATAAGCAGCTTACCACCGTGGAAACAGGGGGTGTAAGCTATGCCTACTCAGGTCATTTATAGCGGTGTAGATATTACGAAAAGCATAACGGTGACATCTTGTATTATGACCGACAGCAACGGCGGAAAACAAGATTATTGCAAGCTAACATTCGCAAACGGTGGCAAGCTATGGCAAGAGTGGAAACCACAATACAACGATAAAGTGAGGGTTAAGCACGGGTATTCCGATAGTGGCGTAATGTTCATCAACGGAATATCAAGCGACAACAAAAGCTATACCCTTATACTACTATCAACACCGACAACGGCGAAGAAGCGTAAAAACAGGATATGGCGTGACGTTAAGCTATCCGAGATAATAAGCGATGTATCGAATGGTTTAGGCTTTAAAGTGCAATTTTACGGCTTTACCGATTATACTTATAAATCGGTATCGCAAAAAAACAAAACAGACCTTGAATTTATGTGTGAAATGTGTTCACGTGAGGGTTACAATGTCAAGTTATACAATGAAAACATTATTATCTATGACGAAAAATCCTTATATTTCGCAGATGCAAGCGGAACGATAACGCCGTCGGATTGTAATTTTTACGAGTTTGACGACCAAAACGCTCCACTTTCGGCATTGACAGTTAAGTATTACGATATTTCAAAGCGTGAGCTTATAGAATATACGTCAAAGGCGGAAGATGTTGACGGTGGAAGCGACACCCTGATTATTAGGGTTGATAATCAAGGACAGGCGGAACGCTTTTCAAAAAACATTTTGAGACACAATAACAATTTCATTCAATGCGGAATTTTGAGGGTAAAGAACGCTGATAATTTTGCGTGCGGAAGCGTTTTAAACCTTTCGGAATTTAGCGAGGGCAACAATGGGAAGTGGTATGTGAATGAATGTATATTCGATACCACGAATAACGATTGTATGTTCAACATTAACAGGATAAGGGGGTAAGATAGCGAATGAGTATTGGAGCATTTGGCAACAAGATTTTCGAAGTAAATCCGAAAAGAATTTACACGCCTGACGGCATAAGTGGAAGCGAAAGCCTGAACATAGAAATGCAAGAAACAGACGGCGGTAAGCCTGCAACATATATTAAAGGCTTGAAAGAGCTGTCAATATCATTTAAAATCACGCTCTTATATCCTTATTGTGACGTTCAAAGTGAAATTGATTGGTGGTTTGTAAAATTAAGGTCAAAGATACCCGAATATTTAACACTTGGTAATAAGACGTGGGGTGCAGGGAAAATGTTGTTGAAAGATGTAAGTTTTGACGAACTCACCTACGGGCAGGACGGCGTTTATACAAAAGCCGTGCTAAGTTTGAGCTTTTCCGAGTGGACGAAAGAGGGGTATAAAAAGGATAAATAAGGGGGGAATTTAATTGATATATGAGATAACAAGCGACGATGCGATTAATTGGAAAGCCGAAACCGAAGCGGAAAAGAAAATTAATCAGGTAGCGAATATATTAAGAACACGCAAAGGCGAAATCCCGTTTTTGCGTAACATAGGCTTATCCGATGAATTTATTGACAAGCCGATAACACTTATCAAGCCTGCCCTTATTAACGAAATAACCGAGGTTATAAACGACAATGTAAAAGGCGTGGAGCTGATAAGCGTTGACGTATATAACGGGGCGGTTACGGGTGATTTTATTGTAAAGGCGGTGTGCAATATTGAATGAATTTAATTTCGTCGAGGTAGACGGCGAAAAAATTGAAAAAAGCCTGATAAGTCATTATGAAAGGTTTACAGGCGACACATTAACCGTCGGCGATGCAACACGTCATATCTTGCAGGGTATAGCGTATGCGTTAGTCATAGCGACTAACAACATCAACATTACAGGAAAGGGTAATCTATTACGCTTTTCTTACGGTGTAGCACTTGATGCATTAGGCGAATTATTAGGCGTGACAAGACTTGACGAAGAGCCGTCAACAGTTACACTAAAATTCACTTTATCGAGTGCTCAGGCGACAGCGGTAGAAATACCACAGGGAACGAGAGCGACGGCAGACGGCAAGATATTTTTTGCAACAGACGAAACGCTTATTATTCCGAGTGGTAGCACGGACGGCACGGTGACAGCGACAGCGACTATTAAGGGGGAAGCAGGAAACGGCTTTATCGAGGGTCAAATATCGAAGCTTGTTGACGGCGTTCCTTATGTCGGGGCGGTGGTTAACACTACTGTAAGTACAGACGGCAGAGAGGTTGAAACGGACGATGATTTTAAGGAAAGAATAAGAATTGCACCGTTTTCATTCTCAACAGCAGGAGCGGAAGAAGCTTATAGATATTTGGCATTATCCGCAAATCCGAATGTGGGCGATGTTGATGTATTTAGCTACACAGCAGGGCAAGTTATTATAACCGTGCTCAAAGCAAACGGTGTAGTGCCTGAGAGTGACGACGAAGTTATCACGGACGTTCTTAATGCTTGTAGTGCAAAGACGGCAAGACCTTTGACGGACGATGTGAAAGTATATAAAGCTTATGGCGTGCCTACCACAATTGAAGCAACGTATTATATCAGCGAAGAGGACAGCATATCGGCGACTAAGATACAAGCAGACGTTGAAAAGGCGGTCAATGATTATATTCTATGGCAAACATCAAAAATCGGACGTGATATAAACCCTGACCAACTAAGATACAAAATGTATCAAGCAGGGGCGTATGTTGTGGATATAAAAACACCTATTGCGAAACGAGTAGATAGAGGTTTTGTCGCTCAATTTACAGACGTGAATGTAACATACGGCGGAATTAAAGGATTAGAGGAGAGTGATACAAGTGCAGCTGCTATTTGGGGTGAATAATCAAAAAATAACACGACTTGATAATAACGAAGTTGTTGAAAAGTCAAGAAATTATTTAACTTGTGCATTTAGCTTCAGCGATGATTGGAAAGATGTAAAGAAAACAGCGTTATTCACATCTGCAAGCGGTGAAAGCTATGAAGTTATTTTAGAAGAAGATACTTGCCTTGTTCCGTGGGAAGTTATAAACAATCCGCATTTCACGGTGTCTGTGGTTGGCGGTGACAGAATAACAGCGAACAAGATTGTTATTAACGTATTAAAGAGCGGATATTGTGAGGGCAAAACACCGTCCGAGCCGACACCCGATGTGTACACTCAGCTTATAAACTCAATAGAAACACCGTACATCGGTGATAATGGCAATTGGTTTATATATAGCAAAGAGAAAAAGAAGCACATTGACAGCTGTATCTATGCAGGCGGAAACGACGGCAAAGACGGAAAGGACGGAGCTGACGGTAAAGACGGCGTGTGTTACGTTCCGTATGTAACAGAGGACGGATTGCTGATTTGGACGAATAACGGCGGTGTTGACAATCCGATGCCTGTAAAAATTATGGGTAAGGACGGCAAAGACGGTACAGACGGCTATACACCAAAAAAAGGCGTTGACTATTGGACGGACGAAGATAAAGCCGACATCAAAGCCTACATTGACGGGGAATTCGGCGATGTTGAAGCTGTACTTGATGAAACTATTGCACGTCAAGAAGCGTTCATAGGGGGTGTCAGCGAATGAGCATAGCAGAAAAGCTACAAACAATCGTTGAGAATGAGCAAAAGGTCTATGAAGTAGGCAAGAAAGCTGGACGGAAAGAATTTTGGGACGAGTATCAAGAACGTGGAAATCGTACTGATTACACAAATGCTTTCCAACAAAAATGGTGGAATAAAAATAATTTTAAGCCTGTACATGATATTATTCCGACGACCTGTACTCACATGTTTAGCAATTTTAATAATGGTGAATTGAACGAACCGTTAGATATGGTCGAAGTACTAAATGAGCAAGGAATTGTTTTTAATACGACATTTTGTGTCGGCTTTGTTGGTTTTTTGAGCAACGCAAAAATATCACGAATGCCTGTGATAACAATTTCAAACGGCGATAATAACGGTGTTTTCGCAAGCCCACATCTTAAAAAAATAGAGGGTATTCGTCATACTCCGAATAATAATAACGGAATATTAGTCAAGCTACAAGCAAATACGTTCACAAATGCAACTTCTTTGGAAGAGGTATATTTTATGTCGCCAATACGAAGCGGAGTATATTTACAAATGGCACCGCTTATCCCGAAATGTGCGGCTCATATTTGTGAAACGATAATGGACGTGATGGGTACAAGCTATGAATACAGTTATTATGTAAAATTCTCCGATGCCGTATGGGATAATCTCAACGCTACAATTTCACCACCTGAGGGGTTTGAAAATTGGCAAGATTATGTTATGAGGAAGGGTTGGAATATTTAATTAAGGAAAGGAGTGGTTATATGCCACGAGTAGATGTAACACCATATTATGAGAATACAACACAACAAGCGTATTATAGTGACGCTGAATTAACAAATTTATTAACATATGTCATATCACCTGTTGATGGATTTGTAATACACGACAAAGAATTAGATATGCCTGAATATGACGAGAATTTCAACGAAACAGGTAATGTTACGTTAGGTTTCACAGGCGGCTCAATCAGCGTAGCGGCAGCTTCATACGATTTTGAAGCAAATCCGAGAGAGATTTATGCAATCCCGAGAAGCGAAGTGCCTGCCCCTGAAAATCAGATTTTCGGTGGTGGTGACAACGACCACGAAGTAATGGCAGAGGGCGAAGCTGAAACCGTTACAGAGTAATCACGGATAAGGTGATTGTAATGACAGTTAAAGGTATTGTATCAAAAGTAAACAAGATTGATAATACCGCTGAAATTATATTACCTGAATATGACAACGTAACAACCGCCGAACTTCCTTTTTACAGGCGTTCGGCGGATAGCGTGTCAATAGGTGAATTTGTATTAGTGGTATTATTCAACGGTGACAAAGACTTATGTGACGGGGTGATATTGTGAAGCTTAAAGATATTGACATTCTTGAATTTCTTCCACAGTATATGAAGCAAGATAAGACGGCACAGGGTATCGCATACGCCGTAAATCAAACAATGAAAGAGTATGTTATACCGAACATCGAGAAATGCAACATATACGGCAGAATAGATAAGCTTGACGGTGATTTGCTTGACGAATTAGCGTGGCAATTCAACGTCCCTGAATACATTGCATCGCTTGATATTACAGCGAAAAGAAATATTATTAAAAGTTGCTTGCAAACGCACCGACAGCGTGGAACGGTTGCAGCCGTTGAAAAGGTTATAGCAGACGTATTTGGAAATGGCTATGTTGAAGAATGGTTTAACTATGACGGAAATCCATTTTATTTCAAGGTGCATACAACGAACGTAAGTGCGACGGATAATATGGTAGCGGAATTTGAAAAACTTGTTGCAAGCACACAAAATGTAAGAAGTCATTTGGAAGCGGTAATCGTTGAAACGGCTCTTGATATGAATACATATTTGGGCGGAAACGTGCATATCGCTGAAAGACTTTATATTTAATGTAAGGGGGGTTAAATTTGGCGAATTTTACGAATTTACGATTAACAGATGCAGGGTTAAACCTCTTGACGAATGTTCAAGCAGGGGCGGACAACTTGACATTCACAAAAATGGTATTAGGTGACGGCGAACTGTCAACACCTATATCAAAATTGACCGCACTTGTAAACCCGAAAATTGAATGTGTCGTAACATCAGGAAAGCAAGTTGGTACAAGCACATATCAAATAGGGGCGGTATTCAGCAATTTAGATATACTTACGGGGTTTTGGTGGCGTGAGCTTGGCGTTTATGCAAAGGGCAATGATAATACCGAAATTCTGTATTGTTATTCAAACGCAGGCGATGCAGGCGATTATATTCCTGTCGGTAGCGATGAACGAATTGAAAAAAATGTTTTCGTGTCTCTTGCGGTAGGCAACGCCGAAAACGTAACGGTAGAAATAAGCGGTAGTGATACATTTATCACAGTAGCAGAAAAGGGCGAAGCAGGCGGTGTCGTTCCGTTGAATGAGGACGGCAAAATTGACGATGCATATTTGCCTGATATGGACTATGCAGGAAGTGTCGAATTTAAAACGCTGTCGCAAGATGTTTCTGCACATACGACAAACAAAAGCAATCCGCACGGCGTGACAGCATCGCAAGTTGGTCTTGGAAGTGTCCCGAATGTGGCGACAAACGACCAAACGCCGACATATACGGAAGCATCAACACTTGCAACTCTTACAAGTGGCGAGAAAATAAGCGTAGCGTTTGGAAAGATAAAAAAGGCGATAACTGACCTTATATCTCATTTAGCCGATGCGACAAGGCATATCACGGCAGCAGAGCGTACAACGTGGAACAGCAAAGCACCGACATCACACGCAAGCACTTCCACAACATACGGTGTAGGTACGTCAAGCAATTACGGTCATTTAAAAATCACCGATAGCGTGAGTAGCACGGCGACAGATACGGCGGCAAGTGCTAAAGCCGTAAAATCGGCGTATGATGTAGCCGAAGCAAACGGCTATAAGCTTTTAAAAACTCAAAGCATATCTTTCGAATCATTAAAACACTCATCGTCAAAATATACCGACTATAAGGTGAATATAACGGGCGTTAATTGGACTGACTATGACGAGATTGTATTCAAATTTGAGGGAACAGCAACGACTTCAAGTGCTACTACAAATTGGAAGATTGTATATGCAGGAATACTTGGTAGAGACCAAGACCAACAGGCGACTACATACGGCGTTGACTTTGTAAGATACAACTATTACGGAACAGGTGCTACTGCAACATTTCCACTTAAATCAAAAGCGGTATTGCGAATAATACCAAGTTGCGATATAAAAGTCGAGAATAACGGCTCATATTCTGAGGATAGTAACGGCTTAGGATATGCAAGGGGTTATTTTGACTCAACAAACTTCGAAAACGATACACTTGTATTCTATGCAGAAACAAATTCCGCAAGCGATTCAACAGCCTATTCTAAGTTGACAGGAACTCTTTACATTTACGGAAAGAAAGGGGTATAAGTTATGAAATATGTTGCGACTTTAGAAAACGATATAATCACATCAAAGGGAATTAACTATACCGATTTTGTCGATGAAAGAGAAATTGAATTGACAGAAGAACAATATAACACAATACCTATTCCGTGTAAGTTGATTAATGGTGAGTTTATTCCGTGCGACTTTCCTGAAAGCAATATCACAACAGGAAAAGCAGACACACCAACCACACCGTCAGACGGTGATTATGCGACAACGGAAGATGTTAATGCTATATGGGACAGTATGGCTCAGGCTTATAATGAGGGGGTGAATGAAGCGTGACAAATAAAGAATATGTATTAAAGATTATGAAAGAGCAGGGAAAAGCCGATGCACTTGATATTCGCAACCGTGCAAAGGATATGGACGGTACGGCTATTATTGCAGAGCAACAGAAAATCCCTGTATTCGACAACACAAAAGATTATTCATCGTGGGGCGTGGGGTCGCCTGTCTGTGAAATAATCGACGGCGAAATTCAGGTATTCAAGCTTATTCAACCACATAACGCTTCACATTACCCTGACAGCACGCCGTCAAATACGCCTGCATTATGGAGCATATGTCATACAAAGGACACAGAAAAGGCAAAGCCTTATCTTGCACCAAATGGCACGTCAGGAATGTATATGCTTGACGAGGTATGCACTAAGGACGGCAAGACGTGGAAAAGCACACAGGACAATAACCCGTATCCGCCGAATGAAACAGGCACGGAAAAATTTTGGGTTGAGGTGGTATAATGGTAGAAATTCAAAAAAAGCTGACACCTTATAACTTCTCTTTGATGAGTAGCAAAAAAAATCAGTATATTGTTATTCACTATGTCGGGGCGGTATCAACAGCAAAAAACAACGTTGATTATTCTGCAAGAACAAAGCTGAAATCATCGGCACATTACTTCGTTGACGAAACCTCTATATGGCAGAGCGTTGAAGATAGCAATAGAGCGTGGCATTGTGGCGGTGGCTTGCAAGGAAAAGGCGGTCACACATATCACGGTATATGCACGAACTCAAATTCTATCGGTGTTGAAATGTGCGTAAAAAAGAACGCAGGCGGTGAATGGTATTTTGAGCCTGAGACCGTAAATAATACGGTTGACCTTGTAAAGCACCTTATGAAGATACACAATATACCACTTGACAGAGTTATACGTCATTACGATGTTACAGGCAAGATATGCCCTGCACCGTATATTGACGAAACGGAATGGCAAGCATTTAAAGCTAAAATCAGCGAGAATAAGGGGGATTTAACTGTGGGACAATATAATGAATTAAAAGCGGAAAACAAAGCGTTAAAAGCCGAAATTCAGGCTTTAAAAAACGCACAGGAAAAAGTATATCATTATACAGTTGACGTTCCTGAATATTACAGACCAACGGTGCAACGATTGCTTGACGAGGGTAAATTCAATGGCAGAAGTGCGAGCGATTTAGGATTGACGGAAAGTATGGCAAGAATGTTTGTAATTTTGGAAAAAGCAGGCTTGTTATAAGGGGGTTTATGTATGAATACTGAGCATAAGACCACAGAGGGCGAAATCAAGGAAATTTGGGAACGCCTGACAAAAGGTGAAGCGAGTATCAAGTCGGCACATCATAGAATTGATATGCTACAAGAACTGAGTAAATCCGTTCAACAACTCGCCTTGTCAACGACACAAATCGCAATAGAAACAAAGGCATTAAGGGAAGATTATTCGTCGGCAGACAAGCGTATTGAAACGCTTGAAAGCAAGCCTGCAAAGAGGTATGAAAGTATTGTTGAAAAAATAATACTGACATTATGCGGTGCTGTCGCAGGATATTTATTCAATTTGTTTTTGAATTAAGGGGGCGTATTATATGCGACGAAAGAAAAAAGGCTTATTCAGCCGTTTAATCGTTGTGTTTTGCGTTCTTGAAATGACCTTTATGCAATTATGGGCGTTCAGGATTGCAAGCCATAACTCGCTACTAACGACAGGACTATTGACGGCAAATCACGCCGTGTTCGGCGGTGAATTATTGCTCTTATGCTTGAAGCGTATTTTTGCCGACAAGGATAAGAAGAATAAAAAGGTTGATAAGGAGCAGGAAAATGATTGTTGATGTTATTATTAAAATTATAATACCGCTATTATGTTCGATACTCACTTTATACGTTATCCCGATGCTTAAAGAAAAGAAACTGTATAACTATGTCGTGATAGCGGTACAAGCTGCCGAGCAGATGTACAGGCAGGACGGAGCAGGGGCGGAAAAATTCGCTTATGTAAAAGAGTGGGTACAAAAGAAATTCAAGGTCACAGACGAGGATTTAAAAAACATCATCGAAAGTGCTGTATATGAATTAAACAGAACAAAGCAGAAACAATAATAAAAAGCACCTTTCAGGGTGCTTTTTTTAACTTGCCTGTAACTTGCCTGTAACTTGCCTACCGATTGCCTACCGATTTTGTGAATAAGATATAAAAAACGTGGGTATAATAAATCACAGTTAGAACAAAAGCATTTTATAGACCTATTGATTTTTCAGGCAAAAAAAGTTGTTGACAATGATAATAAGATAAGATATAATCTATCACGTACTAAACTTAGGATTTAGCGTGAAAACGTGGGGGTTCGAATCCCTCTACCCGTACCATTTAAAGGCTTTCAGCCTTTTTTTATTGCCTGCAAAAAGGCTCAAAAAACAAAATTGCCTACCATTTGCCGACAAGCTATAAGCTTGCCGACAAGGTAGGTATTTTTTTATTATTCATCGTTTCTAATATTTGATTTTCCATTTTCTTAGTAGCTTCTGCATATATATCAAGCGTTGTTGTTATACTCTTATGACCGAGCCTGTCTTGAATAGCCTTAACGGGTACGCCATTCTCAATTAATTCGGTAGCGTGCGTATGCCTGAAGCTGTGTGTAGTATATCTAACACCTTTCTTTTCGCAATAGCTTTTCATATAGCTTATCAATGAACTTTTTCCGATGTAAGAGCCACACTCACGGCATATAAAAAAATCAAGCTGAATATCGGTCATATTTTCGGTTATTTCTGCATTTTTTTCTAAATAGTATCTCTTATATAGCTCACCATATAAAAGCTTGTTTTGTGCCCTTTTTCGGGCGTATTCTTTAAGCTCAACGAGTAGTATATCATCAATCGCCACACGACGGATTGATGTTTCATTTTTCGGTGATTTTAAAATGTACTTTCTTTCGATATATTGCAAAGCGTTTCTAACGTATATACATCTATTACCGAGGTCAACATCTTTCGCCTGCAAGCCTAAGATTTCGCCCTGTCTCATTCCTGTACGGTATGCGATAAGGGTTATTATATAATAAAAGTAATTATCTTGTTTGAGCGTTTCAAATATCTTTGTGACATCTTCTTCCTTATATACACGGTTTGCATTTTCCTTTTTCACAATAGCCTTTGGTATCTTTACGCCGTCAGCAGGGTTATACTTCATAATACGAGCGGTATTTACGGCGTAATTAAACATTGAATGTAACGCCTTTAATATGTCTTTCATCGTTCTTTCTGCATATTCTTCCTTTGCCAATTGGCTGAAAAAGTCCTGTACTGTCAAAGGTGTTATACTTGCCAACTTATACATACCGAATTTCTTTTTAAATGTTTGCAACTGATATTTATATGTTGCCAACGTTGACGGCATCAAAGTCGCTGAAACGTACTTATCAAGCCAAAAATCAATAAAATCACTTGCCGACATTTCGGATAAACTCTTGTTAGTTGTACCGCCGTTCTCATATCTTTGTATCGCTTCCGCCAATTCGATGTATGCCTGAGCTTCGGTAGCTGCTTTCTTACACACTCGTTCAATCCTTTTTCTTTTTCCGTCAATCTTGCCGACTTCAAAACTATAATACCACTTTGTACCTCTTTTTCTTACACTTCCACTATTTATCATACTTTCCACCAATTCCTTTCATAATTTTATTGTAACATTGTTGACATAGTGCAACATATCGGGTAATATATATTCCATATTGCTTTATCGTCAGGGAAAGGGGGTGCAATATGGAACAGTTATTATATACTGTCGCAGAAGTAGCGACTTTGTTAAAAACTAATAAGACTTATGTTTATTCTTTAATCAATGCAGGGTTGTTGCCTGCCCTGAAACTTGGAAGCCTTAAAATCCGTAAAACTTCACTTGAAGAATTTTTGAAAAACTATGACGGTATGGATTTAACCGATATAACCGACATCAAGCAATTCATAAGTAGTTAATCTTATTTGTATTTGATATAAATTTTCATAAGCTCATTGAAGATATTTTCCTTATCGGACACCGTTATATCCGAATTACTGAATAAGGCTGTCGCACGAAGAATAAAATCTGTCAATTCGTTGTTTGGGTGCATATCCGCAAAATATTCCACCGAAACACCGAGCATTGAAGCTATATTCTGCAAGTCTTTAAAATCGGGCGTTCGCCGTTCTGTTTCGTAGCAGGCAATAGCGGAACGGCTGATGCCTAATTTTTCAGCTAATTCAACTTGCGTAAGACCTTTTTCGTTTCGGGCAAGCTTAATCTTTTCGCCTATCCTCATTTATTCTCACTTCCTTTCTGTACTTATATTATATTACATTTAGTTACTTTGTGCAACATAAATAAAAAATAAGTTTTTGTTTTGTATAAATATAACAAACTTTGCATAAAATACTAAAAATATGTTGCAATGTGCAACATTGTATGCTATACTTAAAGAGAACTAAGGGGGAACACCCTGATAAAGAAAGGATTTGAACTTATGAAAAAAGTAAGGCTTAAAAATGGATTTGCAAAGGTAGAAGTTAAAAATAACAGATATTTAATATGTGTTTGTTACAACGGTGCTTACGATTTGAAAATCGAGGGTTACAACAGCAAAATGTTAATGACAGGGTTGTTATACGAAAACGCAAAAAGAATAAGCACAATAAACAAATATGCTAATGATTACGGAGTAGAATTTGTGGCGTAAAATCGCCCACAAAAGAAAGGATTTGACAAAATGACAAGAGCAGAAATTAAAAAAGTGGAAAGATATGCGACAAAGCTTTTCGGTGTAAATTGTGAAGTTACAGGAACATATACCACAGGCGTAAAAGACGAAACGGAATTTTTAAATTATGAGTGCGAGATAAGCGATGCCGATGCTAACTGTTATGTTGGTAGAGTTAATTTCCACAGATTTACACCTGACAAAAGGCGTAGTTTTGTAAGCGAATATTATAGGGGGTGATAATGTGGCAATGACACAGGAAACCGTAATATTACAACACCTTATGCAACACGGAAGTATAACAAGCTTTGAAGCCATACAGCTATACGGAGTGACAAGGCTATCGGCGATAATATACACCCTGCGACATAAGCGAGGGTTTAATATTGCAACAGATTTCAAAACGGTAACGACAAGACTAGGAGTAGTGACAAGTGTCGGAATATACAAGCTAATTAAAGGGGGAAAAGATAATGAATAGATTAGAGCATACAAAGGGAAAGAAACAAAAGTGCGTTGAAAGGGTTATAAAGCTGTTAGTTATAGCCTTTATATCGGGGGGTATTTGCGGATTTGCAACGGCTAACGCATTACACCGATGCAAGCCACAGGCTACCGAGACGATAGCACTTACAGAGGTACAGACAACATCAAAGCCGAAACAGACGGCAACACCGACGGCAAAGGCGAAAGCGACAGAGCCACCGACAGATACAAGCGATTTACAACACTTAGGCACATTCAGGGTGACAGCTTATTGTGCTTGTGTAAAATGTTGCAGAAAGACACCAAATCACCCGTATTATGGCGTAACCGCAACAGGCACAACGGTCAAAGAGGGGCGAACAATCGCCGTTGACCCGTCCGTGATACCATACGGAACAACGGTAGTCATAGACGGACACGAATATGTTGCCGAGGATTGTGGCGGTGCGATAAAAGGAAATCGCATTGACATCTATATAAGCGACCACGACAGAGCAAACGATTACGGCGTTAAATACAAAGACGTATATATAGCAGCGTAAGGGGGTGACGGTGTTGAAAACTAAAAACAAAGCGATTAAATTCAAATGCTATTGGTTTCAAAAGTACGGCATTGTGCGAAACGGTTGTAAAATCCTGACCGAATTGCAATGTGACAAGAGAGGTAAATGCACATTTTGCGAAACCGAAGCAGAATACGAAGCACGGCAGGCGAATTTTAAAAAGCGACTTGCAAGAATGATGAGATAACAGGAAAGGGGGTGCTATTATTGCAACTTGAAGATTTAAGAAAAAAGCGACAAGATGCAGGACTTACACAAATAGAGCTTGCAAAGCTTATCGGGATAAGCCGCTCGTCGTTGTCACTAATCGAAAGGGGTGAGCGTAAGCCGTCTTATGAGGTAATGAAAAAGATTTCGCAGGCATTGAATGAGCCTGTTGAAATAGTGTAAGTGAAAGGAAGTGTTAAGAATAAAAAGAGCATTAGTTTACGCAAAGGATTTTACGTTGAATATCGAAGCGACGGAAATCGAGAAAACGGACAAAAATATCTTTATATGGAACGGCGATAAAATCGTCGGTATATTTAAAATTAGTATCATTCAGGCTGTTTATTTGACGACAAAATCAGCATAAGAGAATTACAGAAAGGATTTGATAATATGAACATTAAAATAATGAGATTGATGTTGCAGAATTTCAAGGGCATAAAAAGCCTTGAAATAGATGCAGGGGGCGAAAGCCTATCAATATACGGTGACAATGCCACGGGCAAAACTACCGTATTCGATGCGTTTATGTGGCTGTTATTTGGTAAGGACAGTTTAGGGCGTTCCGATTTCGGGATAAAGACACAGGACGAAAACGGGAACGTGCTGCACAATTTAGAACATTCGGTTGAATGTGAAATGTCGGTTGATGATACCGTGCTGACCTTAAAAAAGGTATATGCTGAAAAGTGGACGAAAAAGCGTGGTAGTGCAGAAGCGGAATTTTCGGGACACGAAACAAAGTATTTCGTTAATGAAGTACCTACCACTAAAAAAGAGTATGAGCAGAAAATATCGGGCATTATTGATGAAACTCTTTTTAAGATTATCACAAATCCGCTATATTTCAACGAGAGTATGAAATGGCAAGAACGCAGGGCGATTTTATTAAAACTATGTGGCAATATCACCGATGAGGACATCATATCAAATAACGCTGAATTTTCGCCCTTGCTTGACGAATTAAAGGGGCGTACTATACAGGAGTATAAGAAGATTATACAAAGCAAACAGACGGCAATTAACGATGAATTAAAGGTAATTCCACAAAGAATATCCGAAGCTAATCTTGCAATACCTGAAATCGTTGAAAAGGTTGACGAAGCTGACAGGGCGATACACGAAAGCAAAATCGAAGATTTGAAAAATCAAATAATCGCCACTAAGAACGGGGCAGGCGTAAACGCCATTGATGAACAAATCAAGAAGTTAGAAGCTGAGAAAAAAGAGCTTGAAAATAAAAAGTGCGATACAGGCGACCTTGAACAGGAATTGCAGAAATTCAAGGCGAAAATTGCCGAAGCACAAAGCGGTGTTGACCGATGCAAGCGTGGGATTGATAGTGCTGAGTACATCATACAGGAACACGAAAGGAAAGCCGATGAACTCCGTAAGATGTGGTATGAGGTAAATGAAAAGCAATACTCCGAGGACGGTATATGCCCGATATGCGGTCAGGCTCTTCCTGAGGAACAGATTGCAGCTGCAAAGGCGAACTTCAACACCGAAAGAGCCGAAAAGCTTGAAACAATAACAGAGCAAGGCAAAAAGGCAAAAGCCGTGAGCGAACAACACCTGAAAGAACGTCAAAACCTAATAATGGTTATGAACGACTTGCAGATAAGTATTGACGAATACACGCTTGAAATCGAGAGGGGCGAAAAGCTAATCGCCCAAATTAAGACCGATTTTGAAGAAAAACGCAAAGCGGATATATTGGCGATTGATAAACGCATCGCAGAAGCCACAGAAACGGCACAGAACGGCACGGAAAGCATAAGTAATATACTTACTACCCTTAACGCTGAAATCGCCACAGAAAGGGCGAAAATAGCCGAAATTGATAAGTATATTTCAACGCTTGAATTTATCAAACGACAGAAAGACCGTATCACACAACTTGAAGCTGACGAAAAAAGGCTTGCGACAGAGTATGCATCGCTTGAAAAAACGGCGTTCCTGATTGATAAATTCATCAAATACAAGGTGGATTTATTAAGTGCAGAAATCAACAGCCATTTCAGGCACGCAAAATTTAAGTTATTTGACGAGCAGATAAACGGCGGTATCGCTGAATGTTGCGAGGTAACATACAGGGGTGTTCCGTATTCGGACTTGAACAATGCAAGCCGTATAAATATAGGCTTGGACGTTATCAACACCATTTGCAAGGTAAATGACAAGACAGCACCGATTATCATTGATAATGCTGAGAGCGTGACAAACATTCTGCCGACAGCTTCACAAATGATATGCTTGGTGGTTAGTGCGAATGACAATATGTTAAGAGTAGAGAAAGGAATTTAAAATTATGGCAACAGAAAACGCAACACAAAACAAAGACTTTAACACAAAGTTAGCAACGATAAATAACGCCTATTTCCCGATGATTGAGCGACAGCTCGAAAACAACAATATCACATTTTCGGAATATGCGAAATCCTGTACGCTGAACGCTATTGCAGCAATCAACAACGTACTTGACACAGCAGGCGTATCTTGGAATGACCCGTCGCTTGATACAAGCAACATAACACAGACCTTGTTGACCGTGGCGACCTTGCAACTTAACCCGACAGCTTCACCGAGTGAGGTTTATTTCCAAATCCGAAACGTAGCCGTTAAGGGTAAAGACACAGCAGGCAAGGCGACAACGTTATGGAAGAAAAAAATCGAAATGGGAATACAATCGGACGGTTGGGATAGCTTAGTTTCACGATTTGGAAGAAACGTAAAAACCGTACACCCGTTTTGGTTGGTGCGTGAGAATGACGAATTTTCTTACCCTGCTTATAATGGCTTGGAAATGACACCGCCACAATGGAAACCAACAGGCGAGGGCAAAGTCATAAGGGTAGTATATCCGATTGTATCAACTGACAATACGGTTAACTTCTACATTGCAGAGCGAAAAGACGTTAAGAAAAACCTTATCGCACATATCAGTAATAACCTTATGAACGAAACATTCGGAATATGTGCAGACCGATACAAGGCGACAGAGGAACAGAAAAAACAGATTGCCGAAAAGAAAAAGGAATTGCTTACAAAGGCAAAGGAACTTGACCTTGAAGCGTTATTAGATAGTCCTGAATTTGACACCTATATTTCGCCTGCTTGGAAAGAGGAACAGAGCCGTGAAACAATGATTGTTCGTAAGATGCGTAACAATATTGTAAAGAAAATCCCGAAAGATTTCGCTTCATCGTTGCAGGCTGAATTGTATAACGAAAGTGCAGACGAAACATATAAGGCGTATAAGGCTGAAATGATAGAAGCATCGGAACAACCATTGCAGGACGTTAATGTTATAGAGATTGACGGCGAAACCGTGAACACCAACACGGGCGAAATCACACAGGGTAGTCCTGAATTTTAAGAGGGCAAAATGAAGATTGATGTGTTAGCTTCTTCAAGTAGCGGAAATGCGTATATCGTTTCGGACGGTGCGACATCAATATTGCTTGATGCAGGCATACCGTATAAGGCATTACAGGAAAAAAGCGACTTCAAAATAAACGAAGTCGCCGCCTGCCTTATATCCCACGAACACGGCGACCATTCTAAAGCGGTGAAAGACCTCTTAGGAGCTGCTATTGATGTTTATGCTCTACCTGACACGCTCACAGCGTTAAAAGTATTCGGGCATCATAGAGCACATATGATTGACACCGACAACGTTATAACGATAGGAACGTTAAAAATACGCCCTGTGCCGTTGTTTCACGATTGCCCTTGCGTGGGGTATATCGTATATAGCCTAAACACAAAAGAACGCTTATTCTTTGCGACAGACACATACAGAATAGATATAAACCCTGTCGCCTGTGATTATTTGATTTTGGAAATCAACTATCAAGCCGAAATCGTCAATAATCTTGTAAATGAGGGCAAAATGGAAAGTGGTATCAGGGCAAGGCTTTTATATAGTCATTTTGAAGCTTCAAATGCCCTGCAATGGCTGAAAAAAATTGATAAAAGCCGATTGAAAAGAATATATGTCGCCCACATATCAAATCACAATTGCAACGCCGAAGAAGTGAAAAAGGCGATAATTGCTGAAACGGGCATACCGACAACAATATGCGATGCGTAAAATATTGAAATTTCAACAAAAGGATTGACAAATGCTCTTGATTGGTGTATAATAAATGATGTCAAGGGACAAATCCTTTCATAAGTTTGTTTTTTTCAGGGAAAAGAAACGCATCTATCGTAAAAAGTAGATGCGTTTCTTTTATTTTAGAAAGTGAGGGAATAAAAAAATGAGTATGAATAATGTATGTCTAATCGGACGATTAACGGCAACGCCTGAATTAAAGGTCACGCCGAGCGGTAAAAATGTTTGTAATTTCACGATTGCCGTTGATGATAGCTTTAAGGGGGCAGACGGTAAGCCTGTTGTGGACTTTATAGATTGTGTGGCGTGGCAACACAACGCCGATTTCCTTTGCAAGTGGTTTGATAAGGGTGTAAGAGTTGCGGTCACAGGCAAGCTAAAAACAAGGCTTTACGAAGTCGTTGAGGGCAAGAAATGTAAAATAGTTGAGGTTATCGCAAACACCGTTGAATTTGCTGACGGCAAAAGAGAAGCAAATGAGAATTTCGACAGTACAGCACTTGACACAGACGGGTTTGTACCTTTCGATGATAGCGATGCAGACTTTCCGTTTAATGATTAAGGGGGCGTAAATGATAGAAATAAGCGACGATTTAAAGGAAGCTATGTGCAGATTAGGTGAAACTTGCAAAGTTACGGTTGAAGCATTTACGAAACTGTTTACAAATATTTGCGACAATTTTAAGCCTGCTATGCAAATTTACCTGAAACCGAATAGCAGAATAAAGCACCTTGCCTTATATCACAAAAAGGCAAGGGTGCGTAAAAAGAATTTAAAAAGGCTTATGGTTGAGAAAGGACAATGAAAAGAATGGTTAAATTTTATTGTGACAGGTGCGGAAAAGAAAGCGAAAAATTACACGAGATACAAATACCGACACAAAAATCTTCTTCTCACAGCTTTTACACACAACATTGTCAAGTGTGTATTGATTGCAAAAGCGAATATGACAACATAATTGACAAACTTACAGATATTAGATTTGTTTTGTTTAATGGATTTATGAGAAAGGACAATGAGATGAAAAATGTTTGTTGGCGGAAAGAAAGGCAAGGTGTGCGGAATAATGCGTGATAGATTGATTGAGTTGTTAAAACAAGGCGATAAAACATTTGCTGACAAATACACAGGTAAAGTAATGTCGCATATTGATGAATTATATGACTTTATTGCCGACTATCTTCTTGCAAACGGCGTAATAGTACCGCCTTGTAAGGTTGGTGATATGGTTTATATGTTGGTAACAAAGCACACTCATTCATATAGTTTTGATAATGGGAAAATGGTGATAAATGACAATCAACACACTTTCATAAAACAAACCTATCTTATGGAAAGCAACTTTTTTAGGGTTATTAAAGATTTCGGTAAAACAGTATTCCTCACAAAAGAAGAAGCAAAACAAGCATTGAAAGGCGGTGAGGGGGAATGAGCACAAAGAAAAAGGTTGAAGTTGCCAAAAGAATAGCGGTTATTGCTTACATTCTTGAAAACAAGACTTCACTTGAAGATATTGAAGGAGATGCAAAAATCCTTGAACACCTGTTTGATATTGCTGATTTTGTAGGCGGTATAAAAATGCTTAATACTGTCAAATTGTATATTGAAGAACTACGGATGGAAGGCGGTGCAATAATGGACGGTAAGGACATAAATGTCCCGACCAACTGAAAGAACGATTTTAAGGAGTGAAAGTATGGATATACATATGTTAGAATATGCGACTGAAACCTTATTTAGGATGTGCAGAGAACATCCCGAAATATGTCCACACGATTATAGTTGGAGTTATTCAAGGGAATCCACAGAAGAGGGTAAATTAGAAAAACACTATACCTGTCGTTTGTGTGGGCGTGAAGATGTCAGGATAGAATATGAACAATAAAATCGCAATTCAAAGGATAAAGGAGTGAGACAGTTGAAGAAATGTATTCATCAAAAGAAATATTGCGAAAATAAAATCCTTTGTAGATATACAGGGAGTATAAGGCGACAATGCAACATAAAAGAGTGCAGATATTTTCGCCCGACTTTAAGATTTAGAGTGTTAGGTAAAAAGAACGGTTTTAGGGGAGCTGTCAAAAATGAGCAATAAATACAAAAGAAAAATGCCTGCATATATGGTAAAGGCAAAAGCTAAAGGCAACAAGTACGGCAACAAAAAAATCACAATTGACGGTGAAACATTCGACAGTAAGAAAGAATATAACCGATTTTGTGAATTGAAATTGCTTGAACGTGCAGGGCAGATTAAAGACCTGAAACGTCAAGTCAAATTTGTACTGATACCGACACAGCGTGCAGCTTCTACCGAAGTATATAAAAGAGGGGCGAAAAAAGGACAATTCAAGCAGGGCGAGGTCATAGAAAAAGAATGTGCTTACATAGCCGATTTTGTATATGTGGAAAACGGCGTAAAGGTAGTTGAGGATATAAAAGGCTATCGTGACCCGTCAGGTGCAGGATATGCAAAATTCGTGATTAAGCGTAAACTTATGCTATATATTCACGGGATAAGAATTAAAGAACTTTGATTTTAATAAAAAGCACCTTTCGGGGTGCTTTTTTATGCTCTTATTGTTTGCTATGTGCAACATATACAAAAACAAAACTGAAAATTTGTGGAACTTTTTAGAAAATAAGTGTTGCAATGTGTAACATTATGTGCTATAATAAATACATAAGGAACAGCAAGGATAAAACAGGAAAGCGACAGTGAAAATCGGTGAGTAGGAAACGAAAGTGGCAGATGTAAACGGCGAGGACGAACGGCAACCTTGCTTGACCTTACAGAAAAAAACAAACCGACGTATGAAAGGATTTGACGATATGATGACATTGAAAGAAGCAAGAAAAACATTAAAGGAACTTGAAAATTTTAAATCAGTTATTATTGGAAATAACGTGATTGAAAAAGTCGGTGCAACATTTGCTGTTGCAAGCGTAAGCGACAAAAGTGACTTAATGCACGATTACGATGCTTTCACTTATGGATTTAAACTTAAATGGGTACTTGATATGTTAGTAAGAGAGAACGCAATAACAGCATAAAAGAAAAACAGGGGCGGTCATAGCACCGCCCACAAAAGAAAGGATTTGAACTTATGAACAAAGCAAGAAGAAAAGAGCTTCAAGAAGTTATTGAGAAAATCAACGAAGCAAAGGAATTATTAGAAAACATAATGTGCGATGAAGAAGAATACAGAGATAATATGCCTGAAAATCTGCAATCTTCCGAAAAGTACGAAAAGGCTGACGAAGCTTGTTACAGTATGCAAGAAGCAATCGACCAACTCGAAGAAGCTATTACAAACATAGAAACAGCACAGGAATAAAAAATGAAAGGATTGATGTTATGAAATATTATAACGATAGAAACGGAAAATACGAAAATTTGATTTTAAATGATGATGATTTGACGGTAAAAGCAAGAGTAGAAGAAATCTACAATAAAAATCCAACGAATGATGTAAACGCACTTGCAAACAGGGTGCAAGATTATTATTATGATGTGGTTGGCATCAGTAGTAACAGACTATGGGTAGTGATAGACGTATATTGCGAAGAACTGATTGCAGAAAAAACAAAGGAGTGATATTATGAAATTAACGGAATGGCTAAAAAGCAAGGGTAAAAATGAACAGGCAACATTTATTATCGCAAAAGCGGTAAAATACGATAACTCATCTATTTATCATAATGAGTACAGGACAACGCCTATATACTGTGTATGGGAATGGTTGAAAGGCGACACAGGGGAAAAGTACATAGTAATAAACGCAGACCATTCACCGATTGACATTTCAGGCGGTTGGACTAATTGGTACAAAGGCGGACATTTGCAATGTGCAATAATAACTACCGAAGAAGATTTGTATAGGGAAATGGGCGAAGAACAGGCTAAAAGAATGCTTGATTGGTACGACAGAGAAACAAGAAAGCAACTGAATAATCTAAAAACTAAATAGGGCGGATAAAACCGCCCTTTATAATGCAAATGAAAGGAATTGACTTGATATGAATGACATAATGCAGATAGTAGAAAACGAACAGAAAAGCGAATTTTATCCGACACCTAAAAGCCTTGTAAATAAGATGTTGGACGGCATTGATTGGAAGTACATCAAAACCATTCTAGAGCCGTCAGCAGGCAAAGGCGATATTTTGCGAGAGATTGCAATACATAAATACGATAGATATTATCGTAGTAAGAATTTAGACATTGATTGCATAGAGATTGATGCGAACTTACGACAGATTTTGAAATACAATTTTTCCGATGAACGCAAATCAGGAATACACCGCAGGCAGAGCGAAATTAAAGACGGACGAAAATATAACTATGACCGCAGGGAATACGAAGATTTATCGCCTGAGTTAGAAGCCGAATTAGAACACCTTAACAACGAAGAAGAAGCATTTTTCAGTAACGGAATACATATCATACACGATGATTTTCTTACCTATAACCCATTTAAGCAATACGACTTAATTATAATGAATCCGCCATTTTCAAACGGCGACAAACACCTTTTAAAAGCTCTTGAAATACAGAGAAAAGGCGGTAGTATAATCTGCCTGCTGAACGCCGAAACAATACGAAATCCGTACACAGAAACCCGAAAAGCACTAATAAAAAAGCTAAATGAATATAACGCACAAATTGAGTATATAGAAAATGCCTTTGTATCTGCTGAGCGTAAAACAGGCGTTGAAATTGCCTTGATTAAGGTATTCATAGAACACGCACAGGAAGAGAGCGACATTTATAACCGCCTGAAAGAAGCTGAACATTTGGAAGATATAGACGTTAACACAACAGACCTTGAAGTTACGGACTTTATAAAAGCTATTATCACGAGATTTAACGTTGAGGTTAAGGCAGGACTTGAACTCATACGCCAATACAGGGCGATGATACCATATATGAACGGCTCTTTTGATGATGAAAGCTACAACAAAGACAAGCCGATTTTAAGGCTTGTAAATAGCGACGGCGGAAAATATGACAATGTAAGTATAAACGACTATGTGAAAGATGTACGGCTCAAATATTGGCGTGCGTTATTGTCAAATAAGAAATTCGTAGGTAAGCTTACAAGCAAGCTGCAAAAGGATTTTTACGAGCGTGTTAGCAATTTAGCGAACTATGATTTTACGGAATTTAATATTTACACCTTATCCGCCGAAATGAATGCACAAATCAGCAAAGGCATAGAGGACGAAATAATTGTTATGTTTGACCGATTAACCGAAGAACACAGCTATTATCCTGAGTGTAAAAAGAACAGACATTATTATGACGGGTGGAAAACGAACAAAGCACATAAAATCGGGAAAAAGGTAATTATCCCGTGTTATGGTATATTTGACAGTTGGGACGGCAAGCCGAGAGCATATAACGCAAGGGGCGTTCTTGAAGATATTGAAAGAATATTAAACTTCCTTGACGGCAATATGACAAGGGATATTGATATGTGGCATAGTTTAGAAACGTGCTTTAATCAGGGCATAACAAAGAATATAAATCTAAAGTTTTTCAAGGCGACATTCTACAAGAAAGGCACAATACATCTTGAATTTACCTGCCCTGAATTGATAGAGCGTTTTAATATATACGCAGCAATGAATAAAAAGTGGCTTCCGCCGTGTTACGGTAAAAAGGTATATACTGATATGACCGAGGAAGAAAAGAGCGTTATAAACGGCTTTCAGGGCGAAAAAGCGTATAATGAAGTTATGCAGAAATCAAATTACTACCTTGCACCCGTGACGAATAATCAGTTGCTTATGTTAGAATAAGTCACAGCAGGGCAAAGCAAAGGATAAAAAATGACGATAAGTCAAAAAACGTTGAAATTTCAACGAAAACTATTGACTTTTAAAAATTAGTATGGTAATATAAAGAAAAGGTCATAGATTGAGTGGAAGTCATCTATGGCGAATATCTTAATACTATGACCGAAAAAACTTTGTTCAGGTTGAGCTTCCACCTTAACCCGTTCAAGGTTTTTTGTTTTATGAAACAGGAGTTTGATATGGCAGAGGTAAAGTGGATAAAGATAACGACAGATATTTTCGATGATGAAAAAATGGCACTTATTGATGCGATGCCTGAACGTGACGGCATTATCGTGATATGGTTTAAATTGCTATGTATGGCAGGGAAACAGAATAACGGTGGTGTGTTTATGCTGAATGATAGAATAGCTTACACCGATGAAATGCTTGCTACCATTTTTCGCAGACCTCTTAATACGGTACGACTTGCATTAAGCACGTTAGAACAATTTGGTATGATTGATATAGTTAATAATGCTTATACAATCCCGAACTGGGAAAAACATCAAAGCCTTGATAAATTAGAAATAGCAAAGGAAAAAAACCGCCTGAGAGTTGCAAAACACAGGGAAAAACAAAAGATGCTTACACAATGTAATGATTACGGTAACGTTACAGTAACAGATTGTAATGCAACAGAAGAAGATAAAGAAAAAAAAGAAGATAAGAATAAGAATAAGAGTAATAAAAAGGCTGTCGCCCTTGACGGCATTATAAACGATTATACCGACAATGAGTTTTTAAAAAATGTTATTCTTGAATTTATCAAGATGCGAAAAACAATAAAAGCACCTATGACGGACAACGCCGTTAAGCTGATGCTTAATAAGCTTGATAAGCTTGCATCAAATGACGATGAAAAAATCGCTATTCTTAATCAAAGTATTATGAACAGTTGGAAAGGCATATTTGAGCTTAAAGACAATAAACCACAGTATAATCAAGCATATCAGCAGGCACAACAGGCACAGCAGGGAACGGGAAACATCTTCCTTGATATGTATAACGAAAGACAACAGAAAGGAGCGTGCGACGTATGACCTATGACGAAACCCTGAAAATATTCGCCGTATTAAAGGCGAATTATAACAACTTTTATAAAACCATTACAAGAGTAGATGCAGAAGCTCAGGTCAATTTGTGGGCGGAAATGTTTGCAGACGAGCCGTATCAATTAGTCGGTGCAGCTGTTAAGGCTTATATAGCATCGGACACAAACGGCTATCCGCCGAATGTAGGCAAGATAAAAGAGATTATCCGTAAGCTGACCGAGCCTGAGGAAATGACGGAACAGGAAGCCGTTAACCTTGTACTGAAAGCGACATCTAACAGCTTATACAATGCCGAAAGCGAATTTGATAAGTTGCCGCCTATACTACAAAGAATTGTCGGAAGTCCGAATATGTTAAGGGAATGGGCGATGATGGATGCAAAGACCGTCAACAGCGTTATTGCAAGCAATTTGATGAGGTCATATAAGGCGGTAGCAGAAAAGCAAAAGGAACAGCAGGCATTGCCGAGTAGTGTCAGGGATTTACTTGCAGAAGCTGCAAGCAGAATGAGCATAGACAACGGCACTCAGGAAAACAAAATGCTTACGTCTTAAATGTTGCGAAACGTGAGTGAAAACGGTAAAATGTTTCACGTGTAACATTCCGTTAGAAAGGTTGATTTTCAAATGATATATTTAAAAACTTTGTGGCAAATGTGGAAAAATTCAAGGCTTATTTCAGGGCAAAGCCGTGAAATATACGACAGGCAGGCAAGGCTTGTAAAAAGGGCAAGAAAAAACGGATATTCAAACGCCGAAATATTACGAGCCTTGAAGATGCGAGATATACGCAGGCTTGCCATTATGGGAGCGAAAAGGGGGTGTGAATAAATATGCCTATATCAGTACAAATAACAGCAATTATCTGTGCGACAATTATTATTGTTTCGATAATTAACATTTTCAACAACAAAGAGGATTGAGGTATGAGCATTACAATAAGCAAGACCGATGAACGGTGCTTGAAATGTGAGCATTTTGACGAATGTGACGAAAAAAGAATGGTAATGTGTGCAATGGCAGAATTACCACCGCCTGAACAATATGCGGAAAAAGCAGGTCAAGCGGTAACTATGCCGTTGACAAATGACGTTCTTGTAAAGCACGATTTCAGGCAGATTAAAATTGCACCGAATACCGTCGTGACAATCGACCTTGAAGAAGAAAAAAAGAAACTACGTCAGGAACTTACAAAGCATTTAACAAAGCATTTAAACTGTAATTTCTTGCAGAATGGTATGTAAATTAAGTCTATTATATTTATATATAATATTATAATTAAATATATAAATATAAAAATATAAATCTTATATTATAAAATTATATTATATGGCTGAGGTGACAAATGGCAAAAAATAAAAAAATGAGTATTGTGTATTTAAGCGTTAATGACATAACGCCTTATGATAACAATGCAAGAATAAACGACAAAGCCGTTGATGCGGTGGCAAGGTCAATTGATGAATACGGCTTCAAAAACCCGATATTGATTGACAAAGACAATATAATCATAGCAGGGCATACACGCCTGAAAGCTGCTTTAAAATTAGGCATTGAAAGCGTACCGTGCATCTATGCGGACGATTTAACGCCACAACAAGTAAAGGCGTTCAGGATTGCCGACAATAAAACAGGCGAAATCGCCGATTGGGATTTTGACTTGTTAGAGCAGGAGCTACAAGAGTTACTAAATGTCGGATATGACCTCGACAGTTTAGGCTTTAATCAAAAGGAACTTGACGAGATAATCGCAAAGACCGTTGAGGATATGGACTATTACCTTGATTTAAGAAATGACGAGGAAAATGCCGAAAATTTAGGGGGGGAACAGAACCCTGAAATGCTTGAAATAGACAATGTTAAGTCGCAAATGAAATCTCACGAATATGTGTTGAAATTAGGTGCAATTAACATTGTTTTAACTGAAGAAGAATATGATATGTTTTCAACTGTGTATAATGAATATGTTGAGGAAAACGGCGTTAATTTCGGTTTTATGAGGTATTTGTTATGCAAAGAATAAAAATTCAGGACATAAAGCCTGCTGACTATAACCCTCGTAAAATAACCGACACACAGTTTGAAATCTTAAAAAAATCACTACAAGAAATCGGGTTTGTTGTTCCTATTCTTGTGAATAAAGCTAACAACACAATAATCGCAGGACACCAAAGAACTAAAGCTGCAACAGCTATTGGAATAAAGGAAGTCCCGTTTATTTACGTTAAAAATTTGGGTATTGGCGATGAAATAAAATTCAACCAAATTCACAACGCTATTGACGTAAGTGCTAAAAACAACGCAAAAATTAACACAGGCAATTTTCCAAAAGAACAATTTTTAGAAATTGAAAATGTAAATTTTAAGATTGGAGCAACAAATGCACCCGTACTTAAAGAAATTTGTAAGTTGTGCACGAAATATGGAAATGTGTTGTCGTGCGTAATATGCAGGGGTGAAGTGCTTTTAGGCAATGACTATGTAAAGGCGTGTCAACTATTAGGAATAAAAGTTAACTCATACATCTGTGACGATGAAAAATATGATATTATAATAAACTACTTTTCTAAGCAATACGGAAGCTATAATTATAATAATATCAAAAGACAAACATATGTTCAGGGTTTAGCACAAATGCACAGAAACGTTGAGAAAAATAAGGATATAAAAAAGCAAAATAAAAGCTCACTATATGAACATTTCGTATTGCCATATTTACAATCAAGCGGCAAAAGACAAATTTTAGATTTTGGGTGTGGCAAAGGTGCATATATCAATTTTTTAAAAACAAAAGGGTATAAGGCGGTAGGCGTAGAATTCTATAATAATAACGGGTCAGCTATAAATGCCACATTAGGAAACCAACAAATAGATGAGCTTATTGAATACTTAAAAACAAATAAAAAATTTGATGTTGTTGTGTGCGATAGCGTGCTTAATAGCGTGGATAGCATAGAAGCGGAAACAGCGGTAATAACTTGCCTTAATCTATTCTGCAATGAAACGCTATTTATCTCAGGTATTCCAATTGATGCGGTGCTACAAAAAACACAAATTAAAAAAGACGTTGGAACACGTTTAAATTATTTAAAATTCCTTGATGAAAATAATTTCACAGCCATTTACCGAAAAGGACAATGGTATTTTCAGCATTATAATGATATGCAAAGCATAACTGAAAAACTTGAAAAATTAGGCTTTAAAATTGAAAAAATTTCTTGGCAAAAATATGGAACAAGTTTCCAAATACAATGCAAAAAAGTAAAGGAATTAACAAAAGAGCAATATATACAGGGCATAAATTTTGAATTTAATTTGCCATTACCAAATGGCAAAACATATAACAGGCATAAAGATGTATTGAAAGTGCTTGGTTTATAAAAATAAATGTGTTAGAATAATTATACAAATAATAAAAAAGGCGGTAAAATTATGATAACAATAAAACAAATTTCAGTTTCAAAACCCTTTATGTATTTATGGCTCAAACACATAACAGGAGTAAATCTTAATGTTCATTGTGCTAAATGCTTAATAGGTGAATATGTTGATGCTGTTAACAATCGTATAACAACAGTAAATGACATTACCATTGACGACGGTATTTATTACCTATGTGGAGTTTCAAAGCCTTATGTTTGGGATAATAACTTCCATTTAGCATTTGAATATTCGCAGGGTGAGGTTTTAGACTATTGCAATAATGGTATTCACATAACAATAGAAAACGCAAAGTCTTTACCGATTAGCGAAAAATTTATTGATGTTACAAATGCAAAGGCAAAGTATAAATCATATTATACATGTCGTAATTGGCAATTTGCAAACTACTTAAATACTCGCTTATAATATATATATAATAATATATTATATATAATAATAAATAATATTAAGTTAATATAATATATATAATATTATCTTATGGGCGTTGATAAATAAAAGGGGGAATATATTATGGCTGCAAAAAAGACAAGCAAGGCAAAGGCAAAGGATAACACTAAGGCGATAGATACAAACGTAGCTATCACTATAACAGAGGACGATGCAGACAAGAAGCGTAAGCAGACACACGCTGACAATATGGCAAAGGTCGCACAGGATAAGGGCGGTTACATTCAACAGGGTAAGCCTTTGAATAATAAGTCATATGAATATGCTTGCAATGATTGTCTTGATAAGGTGGTATCAGCAGGGGACATCTTCTGCCTTGAAGAACTACCACTTGCATTTGTCGGACGTTGCAACTGTGGCAAGCTAACTACTAATAAGGCTATTTTGATATGATAAGGGCAAGGCATAAGGGCAGCTGCAAAAGGTACTGTGACAGGGGGCAGACTATGTGGTTGCTGGCACG